TGCCCTAGCAAGTTCACGATCAAATAGTTGCCTGTAATAGGCCGCACGATTGGGGTCGTACCATTCGGTATTCGCCATCATGCAAAGGAAGTGTTTGGCTCCAGTCTCAATAGCAGTGCGCCACCGAACACCTAGCTCATAAGGAATACTGGTCGCATCCTGCTTAGGCTTTAATGCCATTCGACATTCAAGTTCTTCAGATATATTAGGGATAGGGTACATTCGGGTAGTCTGTATACCGTCTGTAGAATAGTAGTTGGGGGTGCTCCAGCGAGTTTGGTCTTCAACATCGCCTTGCTCTTGTGACATTTTACGAACTGTAATGGGTGTTAATTCCACTCCCTTCCTAGAAATAGAAATAAGCTGAACCAGCTCTGCATTTCTTGGAACAGGAAGGTCATGCTCTATCTCACCAACTTCAGTATCTAATGTGTCTTCTGTTTGTTCCCAAATAAGGGTTCGCTCACACAACTCAGAAGTTGCTCTGCGTAAGGAATGTATAATAGTGAATGATGGTGCGCCCTGAATCTCAACCACTACATCAGGAACAAGAGTCTCTAACTTTATATCAGCCATGGGTATTCCTAAGAGTTAACTGTGTCTGCGCCTTGGGCAGATCGCATCTGTGCGTTAGAGCCATCAATCCTTGTCTTCACACCTAATGAAGATCCAAATGCAGATAAGTGTGCATTGGAGCGAACAGCATTCGCAGCAAATTCCGCATCCTTGCTGTAAGCCCTGTAGAGAATAAAATCCAACAAAGCATTAGCGTAAATGTCATCTAGACTGATCATTGTGGAGGATGCACTGGCTGTAAAAGTTTCATCTGCATTTACTATGGAAACTTTATCTGGGACAGTGGAATAAATTATTTCAATTCGAGACAGGGCATTGGGTCTAGGGAATAAGTAAAAAACCTTTGGGTCTCTCTCGTCATACACAAAGTGTTCTGTGTTTACGCTAGGGGCCGCGTTATGCCAAGCTGGAACTCCGTCATCTAAGATGGATCTTTGGATTAGACGAATGGCTTTATAAGTCGATGTTGCAGCAGTGTTACGAATAACTTCGATTAACCTTAGACCTGTTGCAGGGATAGTCTGCTTAGATGATTCGGATACAGGAGTAAACTCTTCATTCACTGTCTTTGCATCAGGTCTATACAGTACAACTGCATACTGAGCATCATTTAACCAAGACTGCAATTCAGAGTTTTGCCACCGCGTTCCAGTTGAGCTAGTGTCCTGCAAGACAATCTTTGCCCTATCAATAATATCTTTGGCTAACGTGACGGCCATGAGAAAACTCCTAAGTTAATTTTCCGCTTGCATCACAAGCAAGCCAATCAGGATTGCTTTCGCCCCAAGGGATTTCTGGGTAAGCATTTCCATCAATAGGATTGCGAACAAATTTAATAGCTGAAGCTTTAGGTGCTACAGCCTTTGTCTTGGCGGGTTTTTTAACGGCAATGCCCAAAGAGTCTTCAATCATCTTTGTTGCGTCTGCACGTATGTCTGCAATCTTTCCTCGCTTATCTATGTCGATGGAAAAATGAGTCAGGATAAAGGCCTCAATTTGGTCTTTATTCATTAATGAGATCTTGTCTAAATCTTTTTTAGACACAATAGGTTCTGCCTTTAGCTTGTCGCCTTGAGCCATGAGATTCTCCAGATAATAAAATCCCCCCGCCCCAGATTGGGGAGAGGGGTACTAGTCCTAAGTTGGACTACTGTTTATTCAACAGCTTGCTTAGCGTTAAGCAGAACACCAGCCGTAGGCTGGACTACTTTATAGCCATAGACCTTTAAGCCACGAACAGCATCACCGAAGCGTGATTCAAGGCGTAAGGTTTCAGTCTTAACAAACTGGCTAGCAAAGGTTGCATAGTGAGTAGTACCTGCAAGGATCTTATACTGAGCATCAGCGTCAGATGCTAAAGCAGCTGCGGCATCGTCACCACGGATGGGGACGCTGTTAGACTGATAGATTGTGAAACGATCAATAATGCCTAACTTTCCGTTACGCGCAATCGAGGTAGAATCACCTGATTGGTTAGCGTTCTGAAGGTCGGACTTCTTGATCATTGAACAGATCCAAGGTGGGAGAACTAACCAGCGTCCTGTTTCAGCAATATCAGCTTCGTCCAACTTGTTACCCATATCAATGATATGATCAATAACGTTGGCCTTAGTGATTTCCTTAGCAAGAGTATGAGTAGCTCCGCCAATGATATTGCCAGCAGCAACGCCACTGTAAATACCACCTAACACATCGGTATCAACTGCAATCTTCATACGCTCACCAGCGTCACGAGTTGCCTCGTTGACCAGTGGAATATCAGACTGAGCTGCCAGTACATCGTCAACCTTGAACTTAAAGATCTTAGCTTTGTCGATGGTTAATTCAACCAAAGTATCGCTTAGATCATCATAGCTAGTGATTGGCGTTGAAGCAGCTGGATCGTAATCTGAAATACCTACAACGGGAGTGTTGCGGATATTTACCTTACTGCCTTGGCCAGAAATTTCGCCTTGGTAGTCTGTGTTACAGATCGCGTCCAACACTGTGGTTTTGTAAAAGTTTACAAGTAATTTCTTACTCCAAACTTCAGGGATAAAGCGGCCGCCTGAGCCGTTTGCAAATGGAAGTGCCATAATAATATTCCTAACAAATATAAAAAGATTTGCGAGCTAGGAAATTTTTCTCTAACTCGTTGTTAGAGCTGGCCAGCCATCATTTGTGCGTCAATTTCTTCAGCGTTTTTTTCGTACTCGCTGAAACTCATCTTTGCAATCTGATCCCTCGTAAATCGAGGTTGGCTGTTACCAGCCCCCGGATTGGAACGAACAGTAGAAACAGTCGGATCAGCCGCCTGTCGCGCATCGTCCAAAATTTGCTGTTCACGACTTACCTTTGTATTAGAGGTCAGCCCTACAGCAGTCTTGTACGAAGAAAGTAACCAAATTACATCGCTAGCTTCACCAGTTTGAAGAAACTCCTGAACACGTTGTGGTTGACGCTGCACCCAGCCTTGAAAGTCAGGTGTATTAGAAACTTCAAACGCATCAGCATGGGCTTCGAGAATAGTTTTCTCATGCACTGCTTGTGCTGTTTTCTTCTCTGCTTTCTTTGATGAACTTTCCATCGCTTTAAGCTTTCTATCTAAAGAAGAGATCGTTTCGGATTGAGATTTGATACGACTCACAATGGGGTCGAAGTCCTCTCCATAGTCCTCACTGAATGTATCTAGCGAGTCGCTATTTTCAGTCGAATCCGACTGAACATTCGCAGGATCTGGGAGTGTCTTCTGAGTATTCACAACTTGAGAAAACTGTGCTTTCAGTGTGGCTACGTCAGAAGCTAAGGCTTCGTTTTGTTTGCGAAGATCTGCTGCCTCCATAGAGGATTGCGTCATCTTCTTGCGAGCGTGTTCATATGAGGCTTGAGCATTTTTAATTCGCTCTTCCGCATTCTCAACCGTCATCCCATCGGCTACAAATGGATCAGAATTATCCTCTGCGCTCAGCTCTGGAGCTTCGGCTTCGGGTTCTTCAACAATGTCTGCTTCTTGGGCTTGTTGTGGTTCAAGTTCAGCTTCCACTTCCGCTTCAGCTTGGTTAGCTTCTGATTCCTTGTCCTTTTCAGGGGTCTCATAGGCAAGTTTTAAAGTTTCTTCGGCTTCTTGTTCTAGCCGTTGCATTGTTTCGGGGGTCATTACCTTCTCCGTTGATGGGTTTCAGGGCTGATTGCAACCTTGTCCGTTTCTGGGGGCTTTAATTCAGGGATTCCTTCACCCGCTCCAAATCAGTCGGGGCTTTTACACTTGTCCGACCATCTAAAAGCTATCTCGCTATGGTTTTGTTAGCTGTCTCACTTAAGGACAACACCATACGAAAGGCACCTATAGTGCCTTGAAGAACCCGCACTCTGTCCAAGCTGAGTAGCGGATCTTCTAATTCTTCTGCCGCCAAATCGCATCGGCGGCCTATGTAATTCATCATGAGTGTGTATTCGTGGGGCATCCTGTTAGATAACCCGACTACTGCTTCCACTTCTTCTATAGAAAGCTGCGCCCTTGGCGTTGCAGTGGCCATATACTCAATCCTTTTCAAGCAACCCATACTCAGTTGCCACTAATCGGATATAGTTCTCACTAATACCAAGGTGGGCCGCAAATGGATTGTGTGTTCGTCTGATAAAGCGAAGAGCGTCAGCCGATTTGTATCGGTCTACACACCCTAAGTCTGAAATTGCTTGCCTGATCACCGCTAAGAACAGTCGTTCCTCTGGGTAATCCTGTGGCACAAGGTTTGAAATCTGTTCCGCAGCTAAATACGCCCTAACTTTAATAGGCACATCAGAAAAACGATCAGGATCTCCATCTATCCGCTTAAACCAAAGATCTAAGCGAGGCTGTCTCATCTTACTGATCAAACCCTGTAGGGGATTTACCTAGTTGAATATCTTGTCGGGTCTGTTCAGCGTAGGCAAAGTCTCTAGCAGCTTCAGCCTCCCGTTCCATAGGTAATGTTTGAGCATCAACCATAGATCTTTGAGAGTCTGCCATCGCTTGCTGGGCTTGCGCTTGAGCCTTGGCTGTTTGAGCCTGTACTCGCTGCATTTCCATCTCGTAAGCTGCTTCTTGCTTCTGTATTTCCTTAGCGCCTTCTTCTTTCTGCTGCGCTTCGTCTTGCTCACTCATTTCTGGAACCATTTTGTCTGGATCAAGGTCAAGTGACTTAGCAACTTCTTTAATTAGTTCTCTACGCTCAGTTAAACGAATGTCTACAGGGTTAGCAGTCATCTGCATGAACTGAATGAGGCGCTGACTACGTACTTCTTTGGCAATCAGAGCAGTTGAACCAGCAGCGACTATGTCCATGTCACCTTTGATTGATTCATCGACACACCAACGCATGTTCCAGTGGTACATAGAAGTAATAAGAGGTGTTGTGGCGTAATCATCAATGTTCTTGATTACTGATTTCATCGCTATGCTGGCAGCACCCATTAACATGGACATGCCCGATGCAGTCTTAGTCATTCCGGGAGTATGTTGGCCGTGACTATATGAAGGCATAGACGTTTCTTCATCAGCAAAGCGCCTGAACAACTCAATAACCGTAGTGAGATGTGCTGACACATTCTGGGGTTGGTAGAAACGAAGCATAGGAGTACCTGCATCACCTCCTTCTCTTAACCAGATTTTCCAAGGATGAATGTCCGTAACGTCAGAACCAGGTGCAATCATGGATGTGTTTACTTCCACCTGTGGGCCTGATGAAATCGCTTGATTATCTATAAATATTCGTACTGCCGCGTTTATAGTAGCTTGAGAGTCCCGCATCATCTTGGGTACGCCAATACCCCACAACTGGTGAGGTGTCCTTTCGTACGGAAAGAGATGATAAGGTGTAGACTGAGCACTAATTGGGTTCAGTCGTGCACGAATTACTTCG